GTTACAACATATTAATGATAATGACAAATATAGCATCGAAAGTGGCAATTATGAATTATTGTCATCAAGTACAAAACAACGTGATGTTGGTGATCTACATAAAAAGTCTGTCTTCAGATTTATTGAAGACGGATGTGCTTCTGTGCATGGATCCTTTACTGGTTTTAGAGGTACTTCAAAATCAACAGTAACCATAACACCTATGGTTAGACATTTGGAGGGTTATAAAATCAAATTTGGGGCTCCAGTAATGAACACTTATGTACCATGGCGTATTGCTGCCTTGGATCTGGTTAAACCTATTGTTGATCTACAATCTCGTGTTTTGTCAGCATGCGTGGATTCTTATAAGAAGAAAATATTTTCTTTGGATAAAATTCATTTTGAGAATACTTTGTGTGTGCTGGATGACTTCACCACCCTGAATGGACAAGCTGGCGTTAGTTTTCTAGATAAACTTAATAGAAATACTAGTGCTGGAAATCCATGGAAGAAATCTAAGAAACATTTTTTGGAAAGTATTTCACCTGTGGGTCAAAATCTCGATCCCGTGAAAGTTGATTTAGAAATTTCACAGAGAATGGATGAGATTTTGTCTCATTATTTAGAAGGGAGATGCGCACATCCGAACTTTTGTGCACATCTTAAAGATGAACCAGTATCATTTAAGAAAGTGAAAATGGGTAAAACCCGTGTTTTTACGGGTGCTCCCATGGATTGGTCATTAATTGTTCGAAAGTTCCTTCTTACATGTACTAAGCTAATTCAGGAAAACCGCTATTATTTCGAAGCTGGACCTGGAACTATAGCTCAGTCATTGGAATGGCATGAAATGTATAATTATGTCGTTAAACATGGTGTAGATAGAATTGTTGCAGGTGACTATAAAGCGTTTGATAAACGAATGTCACCTTGTGAAGTTCTAGCTGCCTTCGATATATTACACGATATGTGTGAGTATTCAGGGAACTTTACTGAAGAAGAGTTACGTGTTATTCGAGCAATCGGAGAAGACACTGCTTACCCTTTGGTGGATTATAATGGAGATTTAGTGCAATTTTATTGTTCAAATCCATCAGGGAATCCCTTAACAGTCATAATTAATAGTATTGTAAATTCACTTCGAATGAGATACGTATATTATGATCTCAATCCCAATACAGAATGTGAAACATTTAATGATAATGTATCTTTAATGACTTATGGTGATGACAATATAATGTCCGTTTCTACCAGAACGGATTGGTTTAATCACACAAGCATTGCGCAATCATTTGAGAAATTGGGAATTGTTTATACAATGGCTGATAAGGAAGCTTAGAGTATACCATTTATTCATATCCAAGATGCTTCTTTTTTAAAAAGAAGTTGGCGTTTTGATACTGATATGGGTTGTTATATGGCACCTCTTGATCACGATTCCATAGAAAAGATGTTAACCGTTTGGACTAGATCCAAGGCTATACCCGAAGAGGCTCAAGCTATTGCAGTTATTGGAACAGCATTGAGAGAGTACTTTTTCTATGGAAAAGAAGTTTTTGAAGATAAGCGAGAAATGCTACAGAAACTAGTTGAAGACATGAGTATCCAGAATTGGGTCGAAGATTCAACGTTTCCAAGTTATCAAAAACTTTGTGATGACTTTTGGGAATCATCTAAACATGTATGTTTGGATGATAATTAGTTGTCAACATGGGCTTTAAGAGTATGTCCAAATTAAACCAAAACTCTTCGTGTTTAATAGTCACTGCATGTGAATAGAATAAACCTATTAGATCCAAGGTCACTTGAGAATGGATTAAACACGTAACTTACCAGAGCGTTCCTCAAAATCCTTATTTAAGGATGTGCCCGGTTAGTGCACAAAAGATCTTGTAGGGTGCTACTATGGTATGAGCTAACCTTGTAGTTACTAATAAGCTTGCTAAAAGTTTTAATAAATATATTACAGATCTTAAACAAGATAATCTCCAAAAGCTTCTGGAGACACAAAATAAAGAAATGGACTTTCTTTGTGAAGAATCTTTTGGTCAAGCTATGGAACTTTTTCCTCTACCTGAGGATGAAGAGTACACAGCATGTTCGAGCTATCCAAGCGCTAGCTGCTATGCTGAGTATTGTGACATATGTAAGAACGCTTATAATCTCATGCTCATGAGAGTACAATCAGCAGATATCACAAAAGAAGATATGTTGAAAACTCATGAAGGAGAAGGTTCCACAAGAATCCAACAAGAAAACGTTGGGTTTACTCATGAAGAAGGTGGAATGGAACTTGATATTCCGCACCCTGTTGATTATACAAAGGGTGATTCCTCCCAAAATGTTACATTGTCAAAATTTTTGTCAAGGCCTGTGAAGATACACACGCAAAACTGGACTGTTGGATCAGGATTTAATCCTATCACAGACAATTTTAGGCCATGGCATTTATTTTTCAATAATGCTGCCATCAAAAGGAAATTGGATAACTATTATCTTCTAAGATGTAATCTACATCTAGAAGTTATTATAAATGCTTCTCCTTTTTACTATGGTGGTGCTTTATTGTCCTACGAACCATTGACTAATTTTAATCCTGCTCCAGTACGACTTGGGGCTGGTGGGCAAGAATTAGTTTTATTTTCACAACGACCACATGTCAATATATATCCTCAAACTAATCAGGGTGGTAGTATGACACTACCATTTCTTTACTATAAAGAATATCTTGATGCCACTAGTTCTCAGGATCTTATTGATATGGGTGAATGTGTATTTGCATCTTATACTAATTTAATGAATGCAAATGGTGCTGTAGGCACTGATGTAACAATTCAAATATATGCTTGGGCTACTGATATCGAACTAGCTGGACCAACAGTTAAATTAGCTGTCCAGTCTGGAGATAAGAAAAAGAAACCTAAGCATGTACCACATCGTGATGAGTATCACCATGAGGGAACAATCTCACGACCAGCATCAGCTATTGCTAGAGCCACTGGTATATTGGGAGAAATTCCTGTTATTGGTCCATTTATGACTGCAACATCTTATGCTGCTGATGCAGTTTCCAATATAGCTAGTCTTTTTGGATTTACAGATGTTCCAGTTATTGATGATGTTCATCAATTTAAGAATCAGCCTTTTCCACAATTGGCTGCTACAGATATAGGTATTCCTATTGAGAAGGCCACTTTAGATTGTAAGAATGAATTATCCATTGATCCGCGTATTTGTGGTGTAGATTTGGGTGATGAACTTCTTGTTAGTAACATTGTTACTAGGGAATCTTTTCTTACTAGTGCTACGTGGCAAGCTTCTCAAGTAGAAGATACTTTACTATTCAACGCCGAAGTTGGACCAACTATGAAAGAGACTGAGACCATTACTGGCGCTACTGTATTGTATAATACACCTATGTCTTATGTTTCCACGATGTTCCATTATTGGAGAGGTGATATTACATTTCGTATTAAATTTGTAGCTTCTCAATATCATCGAGGAAGGGTTAAGATATCATGGGATCCTATTGGAGATATTGCCAATACGGCAGAATCTACATCAGAGGTCTACACTAAAATTGTTGATATTTCAGAAACTACTGATGTAACATTTGTGGTACCTTATACCCAAGATACGGCATATTTACCTGTTAATTCAACGGTGACAGAAAGAGATTTTTCTACTTCTACTCCATTTGCACCTGGTGCTGGTTACAACAATGGTATTTTAACTATGAGAGTTTTAACCCAACAAACCAGTCCTGTGGCATCAGCAGATATTCATTGTTTGGTGTTTGTAGCCGGATGTGAAAATCTTGAATTTGCAGACCCAGCTAATTTAAATACGCGACTTTCACCTTATGCTGTCCAATCTGGTAATTTTGCATATGATCAAACTGATATGCAATATATTGGTGTTGCAGCGTCTAAAGCTGACGACAATATAAATTTGACTTATATGGGTGAATCCGTGAAATCTTTACGAACTTTATTTCGAAGAACAAGTGATTACATATACTTGAAGTGGGATTACACTTATAATGCTGCTGATACTAGAGTAAGAGTGTATTCTCTTATTCGTAGACTTTTGTGTTACCCAGGATTTGAAACTACTGATGGTTTCTTTTCTTCAAATGGTATTATCACGGGACCGG